AGACGACATGCACGCGTGCGAAATTCGGTGCCAGGTCGCGGATCATCAAGGCATGGAGTTGGCCGATCGCATAGCAGTTCTTGAACTGATTGCGGAAGTAGCTCCGCTGGACGTGCCCGTGAATCTCGCCGCTGGTGTGATCGCCGTAGGCCAGAATCCACAAGTCCGTAAAGTTGAACTTGTGGGCCAGCGTGTCCGTGACCCATTCGTTCGTAGTGTCGACATAGCGCTCAGCCCTGGCACACGAGATGGGGAAGTTGTATTCTTCCAAGCCGCCGCACTCTTCGGGCTTAATCACCTGATCGTGGTGCCCGTCGCTCAAGTGCATCACCAGATGCTCTTGAATGATCTTGTTGCCGCGCTTCGGTCGGTAGGCAGCGGGCAGGGCCCTAAACGGCCTGACACGAAGATCCATTTCGCGGACGATCGACTTGAACAGTCCGACGCTCTTGGCGCTGGCCTTGTACTTGGCCCGCTCTTTATTGCATTCGTCTTTCAGATGGAGAACTTCGGACTCCAGTTCCAGGATGCGATCATTGGTCGGGTCAAAAGGCTTGCTGGTGCCGCCCGGTTGATAGCCGCTGGGCCACGGAACATCGGCGTGACGCCGGCCGGTTGCCATGTCGCTGATAATCGATCGGCTCACGCCGAACCTGGCGGCGATGGCTTGCTGATCGCGACCGCCGGCCGCGGCAATTACTTGCTTGATCTTGGTTGCTTTCGTTTTGCTGATCGCGACCATCTACTTGCTTTCATGGCAGCGCTGGTGCCATTCCTGTGGGGTGTACGACCGCTCGCCGTGCAGCACGCGCACGCATTCGGCTTGGGCGGACGGCTGCTTTTTAGCCGGTGCCTGGCAGCCGACGGCAAAGCAGAGCCAGAGAAGAATACCGATGAAAATCAAGACCTCGATGCCGAGGCCATCCGCCGCCGACGATTTTGGACGAGGTAGTTTTCGCACGGACGCTATCCCCTGTTTTTGCAACTGCGAAAGGACAATGCGATGAGTGCTACGAAAGTGCGACGACGCAAACGCGGCAACAAGGCCGAGCAGATTCGGCAGGCGTTCGGCGAGCTAGGCGTGGAAGCCATGCCGAAAGAGGTCTGCGATCACTTGGCGAAGAAGAACGTCAAGGTGTCGCCGACGCAGGTCAGCGGCATCCGGTCGAGGCTGCACGCCAACGGCAACGGCAACGGTCATGCGTCGAGGTTCGACGACTTGCTGTTAGCACGAGCCGCCGTGGGTCGTTTCAAGTCGCCGGCGATCGCGAAGCGGGCGATTGCCGACTACTTCCGCTTGCTGGGTTAAGTCTCCATCCCCAGCAAAACGAGCCGCCGGAATACTACGGGACAGCGTTCCGGCGGCTCACGTTTGAAACAAGGCTTGAGACTGTAGGCTGTAGGCTAGAGAGGCGAAGATTGGAACCGAAATACTTTATTCTCGTAGGCAAAGTCGCCGTGCCAGCGTCGCTACTGGAGTGGGCATTCTGGTTTCAAGAAACATTCGAGTCACGCATCGTTGCCAAGGATATTATTGGAGGCGTCGAGATCTCGACTGTGTTCATTGGTCTCGACATGTCCATCTTCAGCCAGACGCCTGAGCTATTTGAAACGATGATCTTCGGCGGCGAACGGGAAGGCGAATGCCATCGCTACGGCACATGGGACGAAGCGGAAGTCGGGCACGCCTGCATCGTCGAGGAAATCAGGGCGACCGTTCGCTAACTCTGCGATAGCCGAGCTTCCACAGCATGCGAGCCATCTCCGTCGCCGCTTTCTCGACGATCCACTCTGGCATCCACGGGAAGATGGCGTGCAACGCTTCGTGGATGTAGGTATCGAGTTCGCATCGTGGGCCGTGACCATCCACCTTGCGAACAATGCGAATCACTCGGGCATCCCAATCACAGTCGCCCAGGTTGCGACCGCGGCGACGCGAACGATGCCCGAGCCAATTGACCCAACGAATCGTCCAACGTTGTCCGGCCAGTGTGACGAGCATAATACAGCCCAAGGGAACACTAATTGCCACTAATCTTCGCTAATCAGAATCAGTGAGGATCAGCGGAGATTAGCGTTCTCTTTTCCAAGTTTGCTCAGCGCTGCCAGGGAGGTGGGCTTCCGGCGGCCGTCGCGGCCGGAGCCGAAGTGGCCGATTGTTTCTTGGCGGCTTCCGACTTCGATTGGTACTTCTTGATTTCGTTCGACAGTTCGCCCGTGTCGTCGCGCTTCTTACACTTCACGCTCACCACGAGCGGAATGTTATGAAACTGCTGACTGTCGGTCGGCACCATCACGTTGACGGCACGACACAGCTCGCCGAGCGTTTGCCTGGCGATCTTCACGGCCATCGCGTTAGCGTTGTAGAGATTCAGGCGATCCCACAGGCGACGGCCCTTGTACTCGCCCTCGACGATTTCCAGCACGATTTCCAGGTACTTGCCTTGTCCGTCCTTGGTCGCTTTGTAATCGCTTTCGACGACCATCGCGATGTAGTCGCCGGCCGGGATCGCGTCAAAATCGTTCCGCGGCTCTTCGGTGTTGGCATCAAAGCCACGCAGGTCAGCCATGTGTAGGGGCTCGGGGCTAGGGGCTAGGGGATAGTGAGTTCGGAATCGAATCGCTTGACAAGTGAGAACGGAGCGCGGACCACGCGATAGCCGGCGGCTTCCAAAGCGGCCACCATCTGCGGCCCGGCGATTTCGTTGTGTGTGTGAACGACGAACGTCCGCACGTCGGGTTTGTTGCAGCAAATCCAGCGGACGACTTCCATGCCGCAGTCTTCGCGGTCGCTATCGCAGTACGCTTCGCCGGTCAGATCGTGGTCGAGATGGCACTCTTCCCACGCTTGTTCTTTCAGGCACGCAATGCACGCGTAAGCGTCATAGACACGCTTCGCGTGCGGAACGCGGGCACTAAACGCCAGGTGGCGATCGCCGTCGTCGTCGAGAAACAAGATCGCGTGCATGGGCTACTTCATCAAAAGAACACCGGCGGTCAGGATCGACGCACCGGCGAAGTACAAGAACTTAGGCCAGTTGACTTCGCACGCGTAGCAGGCGGCTGCGATCGCGTTGATGCTGCCGATCAAGATCGTGAGCTTGTCGCCCATCACAGTAGGGGCTAGGTTCTTGGTGCTAGGGACTAGGAAAACAGCGGGAGAAGCCCGTCGCTATGACCTACAGCCTTCGGCCTCCAGCCTCAAGTCTGATTCGGCAGGTATTTCGAAAACGTGGATCGAAAGGTTTCCAGGTCGAAGGGCATTTCCGGCGGCAGGCCGAGGCGGTTTTTGGCGATGTGGGCCGGACGCTCGGTGGTGTAGACGACTCGCTCGCCGCTGCCGGCGCCCTTGACCGACTTGCGATTGAAGCCCTCGTCAGTCTTGGTCGTGTAGACCTTGTAGTTGATGAACAGGACTTCGTCGCACCACTCGGTAATCAGGGCCGCGGCCAGCTTGTGCAGCCGCGGTGAGTAGCGATCGTAGCTGTCCGTTTCCGGATTGTGGAATTTCTGGATGTCGGCGTGGGCGATCAGATCGATCGTCATGCCGCGATCGTTGCGGAGCGCCTCGAGCCCATCGAGAACCGTCCGCCAGTGAGTGATCGCAAAATGAAAACCCTTGGCGTAGCCGATGTCTTCGATGCTGGCGACGTTTTTAAGCTGGCAGACCTTGGCCCAGATCAGTCGCTCCAGCCAATCGCACGAGTCGATGACGACCCGATTATAGGAGTGCTCGCCGGTGTACAGCTCGCCGAGTCGAGCGATGAATTCGTCGTACGACACGCAAACCGGGAATGCATGGCAGTCGATATCGTTCGTGCCTTCCTCGGTCGGCACGAAGATCGAACCATTAATGGCACAGTTCGTGCTTTTGCCGACGCCGGCAACACCGTACCAAAGAGTCCGCCGCGGCTTAGTAATGCGGCCGGTGCGTATTCCAGCGAGTGTCATTAGATCGCTCTCACTTCTTCGTAGCGGGTGGGCCAGTGATCGTTCATGCGGCAGTCAGCCAGGTCATAAAGACGCTCTTCGTTTTCGCGAGCCGCCTTGGCGAGCGTGCGATTGGTGAGATACCACACGCCACACCGATAGGGCGGTTGCTTCTCCACGGCGATCAAATGCACGGGCACGAGCTGCCCGATGTGCTGGGCGATGATGGCCCGATAGAAGGCCATTTGATGCGGATACTCATAGGTCACCAGATCGTCCGCGAATTTGTCGAGGTTGTAACACGACTTCAAGTCGAGCAGGCCATTGGTCGGACTGAAGCGATCGACGCGAATCTGACAGTCGAGCCCGCAATACTTCCCTCGCAGTACGCCTTCCGAAACTCCGTCCGATAGCAGGCGAGGCGCCTCGGCGTGCGTGCGAACCGAGTGATCCATCTGACAAACGAGCGGATAATCTTCGTCGCTGATGACTCGCTTCGTTTGCTCGGCTGCCCATTCGGCGTATTTCTTCGTGTCCTTGCCGTAGCAGTTCCCGGTCTTGGGGTTGATCGGACCGCCGACGTGATACTCGGCGTCGAATCGCTCACGGCCCTCCAGCGTCAGGCAATGCAGGGCGGCCCCGACATTGTAAAAATCGCCGATCGTTTCCGGGATGAGCCCGGCCATCTGCTGCTTGTGCTTGAGTGGGCAGGCGTGAAAGTCGGCGAGCTGATGGCTCGTGACGCACTCACGGCGATGCGACTGATAGACCTCGAACGACTCCGTCAGGAACGGAGGCATTGCGTAGCGTGCTGCGTTGGCGAGAACTTCCTTCATACCAATAGATGATGGACATCAAGGCGACTTTGTCCCCAAAAATAAAAACCGGGACAAATGCCGGGCAATGTCCATCATCTTTACTTGATGCTGCTCTATCTGCCCTACCCGCCGAGTATCAATCACTATTACCGGACTGTTCCGGTTAAAACGCGCACCAAGCGCGTGAGCTGTCAGCCCAAGATCAGCAAGGAAGGGCGGACGTATCGGCAGGCCATCGTCAAGCTGATTGAGGATCTCGACGTAGCGAAGGTCGACGGCCGGATCGGCGTGCGATTGCAGGTCCATCCGCCGGACCATCGGCGTCGCGACCTCGACAATGTGCAAAAGCCGCTCTTAGACGCGCTCAAGCATGCCGGCATGTACGAAGACGACAGCCAGATCGATTGGCTGCTGACTGAGCGGATGCCGGTGACGGACCAGGCCGGCATGGTCGTCGCGACGATCGAGGCCGTCGAAAGCCGCGGCTTCGCCGCGATGGTGAACAAGATATGGCGCGGCGTTATGCAGCGATTGACGACCGCGGGCCTAAGCAGGGGCTAGGGGTTAGGGGTTAGGGGCTAGTGTGGATTCTTCCCAGCAACCTTTGCACGTCCTTAGTCTCTGTTCAGGCGGAGCCGGGCTCGACCTCGGGCTTGAAATCGCTCTCGGAGCGGTTCGCACAGTCTGCTGGGTTGAATGGGAAGCCTTCGCCGTCGACTACCTGGCAACGCGCATGGAAGCGGGCTGCCTGGCTCGTGCGCCTGTTTGGACGGACCTGCGAACCTTCGACGGCAAGCCTTGGCGTGGAGTCGTGGATATCCTCACTGCGGGATATCCGTGCCAGCCATTCAGTTGCGCCGGCAAGCGTGGTGGATCAAGCGATCCTCGGCATCTGTGGCCCGAGGTGCGTCGAGTCATTGGCGAATGCCAACCGCCAATCGTGTTTCTCGAAAACGTGCCGGGGCACCTCAGCCTGGGATTCGAGCAAGTCGCCAACGAGCTTCAAGAGCTGGGTTACGACATTGCGGCGAGCCTGTTTGCAGCGTCGGAAGTCGGCGCCACTCACAAGCGAGAGCGACTGTTTATCGTCGGATTGGCCAACGCCTCTCGTGGCGGACGGACGCTGCCGAACGATGCGGAGATTCGCGGAGCGAGTGCATACGTGGAAGGCAAGAAAACGCAGCTCGACTTGGCGAATGCGTCGCAGCGCTGGTCGACGCCGAAAGCGAGCGATGCGTACAAGGGCGGCCCGAATATGCGTGGCAGCAAGGGCGACATGCCACTGCCGAGTCAGTCGGCACAGTGGAGAACGCCAACGGCGAGGGATTACAAGGACGGACCCACGACGACGCTGGGCCGCCAAGTAGTACGAACACACACACACACACACACACATTCCCGCCAGGGCCGCTCGATGACTGGCGAGACGTGCCGCAAGAACTCTGGCCGGCGATTGAATCCGGTGTTTGTGAGTTGGTTGATGGGCTGGCCACTGCTCGAACCAACTATCTCCGACTGCTCGGCAACGGAGTGGTCCCATTACAGGCAGCGTATGCGTTCTGCTCTCTGTGGTCTGCTCTCCGATTTCGAAGCAAGTGACGACGATGACCTGCCGCTCTTTCGGCAGGCATCTTAGCCTCTAGCCTACAGCCTACAGTCTCAAGCCTGTCCGTGTCCGATCAACTCGGCCTCTTCGACGAAAACCAAAAAACTGCTCCACCGATCACGCTGAGGGATTATCAGCGTGCGGCCGTGGATGCGGTCTATTCGTATTTACGCACGCGCGACGATAACCCGTGCGTCGTGATTCCGACTGGCGGCGGCAAGACGCCCGTCATGGCGACGATCTGCGGCGACGCGGCGACGCACTGGGGCGGACGCGTGCTGATCCTGGCCCACGTCAAGGAACTGCTGTCGCAGGCCGCCGACAAGATCAAACGCATGTGCAGGGGAGTCAGCTTCGGTGTCTATTCCGCCGGACTGAATCGCCGCGACATGCGGGCGAGCGTGACGGTTGCCGGAATCCAAAGCGTCTATGAAAAGGCCTGCGACTTCGATCCGTTCGATCTGGTGCTTGTCGACGAGGCGCACCTGATCGCACCGGAAGGCGACGGCATGTACCGGCAATTCCTGGCAGATGCCAAGGTGGTCAATCCGCGACTGCGAGTCGTCGGCTTCACGGCGACGCCGTTTCGCATGAAGAGCGGCCTGATCTGCACGCCCGACGGATTCCTGAATTCAATTTGCTATGAGATTGGAGTCCGCGAGCTGATTGCCGAGGGATTTCTGAGTCCGCTGGTGAGCAAGCGAGGCGTGCAGGCCTCGTTCGACACGAGTGCCATCAACGTGCGGGCCGGCGAGTTCGTGGCTAGTGAAACCGAGGCCATCTATGACGTGCCGGAAAAGGTCAAGGCCGCGTGCAAGGAGCTGGTTGAGTATACGGCGAATCGCAAGAGCGTGCTGATCTTCGGCTGCGGCATTCAGCATTGCGAGCATGTCAAGGCTGAGCTGGGCACGCATGGGCTGTCGTGCGGATTCGTGTGCGGCGATACGCCGACTAAGGAACGTGATCGCCTGTTGGCGGAATTCACCAGTGGCTCTCTAAAATATCTGGTCAACGTGAATGTGCTGACGACTGGCTTCGACGCGTCGAATATCGACTGCGTCGTGCTGTTGCGGCCAACGGCCTCGCCGGGGCTGTATTATCAGATGGTGGGCCGCGGCTTCCGCCTGCATGAGGGCAAAGCCGATTGCCTCG